GGGGTAGGTTCGCCTGCGTCCGTTCCCCCCGCCCCCCTCGGCGCGGAGCGGCCAGAAGAGGGGGCGCCCGACGAGCTGCCGGCCGATTTCGATGCGCGATTTGGTGCAGAAGAGGGCCCTGCAGCGCCGTCTCAGCCCCTGGCGAAGGTGTACCCACTGGTCGCACCCGGCTCCGCTTCCGCGCGGGGGGAGGGGGAGGACGACGCAGGCGACAAGAAAGCGGCGAAGGACAAGCCCAAGAAGGTCTATGGCGACGAGCACTGGGACAAGGTCAACGAGGTCCTCGACAACTTCATCCTGATCTACGGCGAGGACATGGTGTGGGACTGCCGGCACAGGATGCTGATGCGGATCTCGGCCATGCGCACGATTGTCGGCAACAGCGATGTGATGAAGTTCTGGAGCGGGCCGCAGCGGCGCTGGGTGCTGAAAAAGAACATCGTGTTCGATCCGACCAACACGCCGTCGCCGGCCGAGAGCGGGCCGACCGCGACCGTCAATCTGTTCAACGGCTGGCCGATGAAGCCGAAGGCAGGCAAGTGCATCCAGATCCTGACCCTGCTGTCGCATCTGTGCGATGGCAACGAGGACATGGAAACCTGGATCGCGCGCTGGCTGGCCTACCCGCTGCGCAACCCAGGGGCGAAGATGGAGACGTCGATCATCATGCACGGCGACGAGGGCTCCGGTAAGAACTTCTTCTTCGAGCGCGTGGTGAAGCCGATCTACGGCGAGTACGGCTACGTGATCGGTAACGACCAGCTGGAGAGCAAATTCAACGACTGGGCCAGCATGAAGCTGTTCATGGTGGCCGACGAGGTGGTCACCAGGGCCGAGCTCAAGCAGATGAAGGGGAAGCTCAAGGGCCTGATCTCCGGCGACACCGTGATCGTCAACCCGAAGGGCCTGCCTGAGCACGTCGAGAAGAACCAGATGAATTTCGTGTTCCTCTCCAACGAGCTGCAGCCGCTTGCCCTGGACAAGACCGACCGGCGCTACCTGGTTGTCTGGACGCCGCCAGCCCTGAGCAGGGAGTTCTATCAGAGCGTGGCCGAGGAAATCCGGCAGGGCGGCATCGAGGCGTTCTACCACTACCTGGTGCACGAGCTGGATATGGGCGACTTCGATCGGCACACGAAGCCGATCTACAACGACGCCAAGGACAAGCTGATCGAGAAGAGCCTGGCGCCGTCCGAACGCTTTTATCGGGATTGGTCGCGTGGCTTCTTGCCGCTGCCCTTCATGACCGTATCGGTGCAGCAGCTGTACGACGCGTTCAAGGTCTGGTGCGGCCGTTCTGGCGAACCGATGTACACCTCGCTGACGAAGTTCAGTCCGGAGATCGAACGATACGCCGGCGGAGCAATGAGGAAGCACCTGGTGAAGTATCCGCTTGGTGAGGATGTGCGGCAGCGCATGGTGTTCCTGGTTGGGGATCAGCCGGAGGGGCGGTCCCTGCAGGACTGGGCAGAGGCATCGAGCGCACTCTTTGAAAAGGCCTTCCACACCTACCGCAACCGGGTCGGCGTACAGCCAGGGCTCGATGTTGGGGGTTGAGCCTTCACATTTTACGGACCCTTCACACAGAGAAAGCCCGTAGATACGGGCGATGTGAACGATGTGAAGGGTATGAACAGTTCTCCTATATGTGCGCGCATGCGCGAGAAAGGGCGGAAGCAGGGAAGAAGTAGGAATAGATCGAGACTAAAAGCTCAATTAACTATTCATACCCTTCACATCGTTAATAAAAGTAATAAAAACAATGAGTTATCGATGTGAATGATGTTAATTATGTGAATATATTGTTTAAAGAGAAAGAAATGAAAGGGATTGCGATGGAAGTGATGGGAATGAGCGGTGCGGTGTTCAGCGACGTGAGCCAGGCGGTGCACGTTGCGTACGTGGTGATGGCACAGGGCGCCTCGCATGGTGCGCCGCTGCGGAAGGCCCTGCTGCGGGTCATGGAAGAGGTGCGGCTGGATTCGGAGCAGCAGCGGCACTGGCTTGACCAGCTGCGCGGTGAGCGCTGCAGCACAGTGAACTTCGAAGGCCTGAGCCAGCTCGACATCCGCGCGCAGTGCTCCATGGTTGCTCAGGCAGTACGGACGAAGCTGCCTGACGCTGAGAAGTGGGTGCTGCAGGCGAAGTACGGCCACACGGACTTCGAGGACGAGCAGGGTGTGCGGCGCTTTGCCTTCTCGGCCGAACGCATCGCCGCGATCCATGGCCTCTCGCAGTGGTTCGCACCTTTGCTTCCGAAGATCCCGGTGCTGGCCCTGGACTGCATGCTCGGCCGGATGTTCGCCAACCACGTCAAGATCGACATCAGCTCGCGCGCTCTGGCAGGGCAGTTCGGCGGCAATCAGATGCAGTATGTGCGTGCCTCAGCCAAGCTGAAGGAACACGTGCGCGCCCTGGAGCTGCAGGCCCTGAACCGCCTCGCGCCATACTTCGCAGAGCATGGCCTGATCGAGGCGTTGCATTAAGCGACAGAATGTAAACAGCGGGAAATGATGCGTTGACGAATTGTTTCAGTTGGGATATATTTTCGCCATACTCGGAGTCAGAGTGCTTAAAGCCCGCCAACGCGGGCTTTTTGCGTTTACGGCCTCGTGTTAGCGCATCCCTCGCGCTCCCTCCATCCGCACCGGCAACGGTGCCTTTGCCCCGCCAACACCTGTTGCGCGGGGCTTTTCTTTAGTGCAGACGTCTGCCCAGGAGACTGCAATGACCGTCGATGTGCGAGATGCCATTAGGCAGATCACGTCCGGCATGCTGGTCGAGGAGAAGCAGGTCAAGTTCGCCACTCGGGTCTCCCTGACCCGCACGGCCAAGAGGGTTGAGGTTGCTGAGCAACACGAGATGCGCGACAGCTTCGATGAGCCGACGGACTTCACTTTGTCGGGAACCTTCGTGCGGCCGGCGACAGCGTCGAACCTGTCGGCCGAGGTCAAGCTCAAGGACTTCGCCAGCAAGAGCAGCACGCCGGCGGCGAAGTACCTGGAGGCGCAGATCAAAGGTGGGGCACGCCGGCCGAAGCGATTCGAGCGCGCGCTGGAGTCGATCGGCGCCCTGCCACCTGGCTACCGCGTGGTGCCGGGCGAGGGCGCGCAGCTGGACGTGCACGGCAACATGAGCCGTGGGCAGATCGTCCAGATCCTCTCGTACTTCAAGGCATTCCCAGAGGCCGGGTACAAGGCGAACATGAGCGACAAGCGCCGTGAGGCGCTGCAGCGTGGGAGCAGAACACGTCAGGGTTTTGCCTACTTCGTCGGGACACCTGGCGATCGCCTCCCGCACGGCATCTACCAGCGTGTCCAGTTCGCCGGCGGCACAGCGATCAGAGCGGTGATGATCTTCGTCCGCGAGGCCATCTACCAGAAGACATTCGACTTCGGCTACGTGGCTACGTCGACCATCGAGCAGCACTTCGCCGGCGAGTTTGCACGCGCGCTGGCCGAGGCACGAGCGACTCAACGCTGACCTTTTCGATTTCCAAGGTACTCCCGCGAGGGGGCCCTTCAAGGGTAATTCGAACCCCGAGTTTTCTCTAGTCACAGACCCGTCCTAAGGGGGTTGTATTGTCACACTTTGACCTATCCAAGCCGATGACGCAGGCTGCTTTTGGCGCGCTCGTCGGCGTCAGCCAGCAGGCCATCGGCAACCTGGTGGGCCGAGGCGTTCTCGACAAGGACATGGACGGCCACCGGATGCTGCAGGTGTACTGCTCGCACCTTCGCGAGCAGGCCGCCGGCCGCGCGGCGAACGAAGGCCTCGACCTGGCCACCGAGCGGGCCGGCCTGGCCAAGGCCCAGCGCGAGAAGATCGAGATGCAGAACGCGATCACGCGCAACGAGCTGGCGCCCGTCGCACTGATCGAGGAAGTCCTGTCGAAGGCTGGCGGCAAGATCGCCGGCATCCTCGAGGCGATTCCAGGTGCAGTGAAGCGCCGGGTGCCCAGCCTGTCGGGCGAGGAGATCAAGTCCATCGCGGCCGAGATCGCGCGTGTGCGCAACGTCGTCGCCGGCATGTCGCTGGACGATTTGCGTGACCCTGACGAGGAGGGCGGGGAAGACCAGGACGACGACGACGAGGGGCTCGAGCCATGAGCGCAATGAACGAGGTCCTGAACTGGGACTCGCCTGCGCTCGCCAAGACCGTCTCGCGCGGCCTTGGAACTTTCGGCGTACCACCGCCGATGACGCTCGAGGAGTGGGCGGCAGAGCATTTCTACCTGTCGGCCGAATCGTCGTACGTCGAGCAGGCCTGGCGGCCGTGGCCCTTCCAGCGCGCAATCCTGGCATGCATCAGCAACGACGACATCCGCGCGATCGACTTCAAGAAGTCGGCACGGGTCGGCTACACCAAGATGCTGCTGGCGGCCGTCGGCTACTTCGCCGAACACAAGCGCCGCAACCAGGCACTCTGGCAGCCGACCGACGGCGACAGCGACGAGTTCGTCAAGACCGAGCTCGACCCGATGCTGCGCGACGTGAAGGTCATGCGCAAGGCGATGCCGGCGCACGTGTCCAGGCACAAGGACAACACGCTCGCGCAGAAGAAATTCCTCGGCTGTCTGCTGCACACGCGCGGCGGTACCACCGCGCGGGCATACCGCCGGATCTCGGTCGACGTTGCCCTGCTGGACGAGCTGGACGCGTTCGATCGCGACGTCGAGAAGGAAGGCTCGCCGGACGTGCTGGCGGCGAAGCGGGTGGAAGGTGCCACCTTCCCGAAGATCATCACCGGCTCGACGCCGAAGCTGCAGGGATTCTCGCTTATCGATGACCGCTACCAGGCCGCCGACGTGCGCCTCAAGTACGCGATCCCCTGTCCGGAGTGTGGCGAGTTCCACGCGCTGGCCTGGGGCAAGAAGGACGAGCAGCACGGCTTCAAGTGGATCAATGGCGATCCGGAGACGGTGCGCCACATGTGCCCGCACTGCTACTGCCTGTACACCCAGGCGCAGTTCCTGGCCGTGGCCGACCAGGGACGCTGGCAGAACGACGACGGCAGCATCACGGTCGACGCCGCCGGCATCTTCCGCAACGCGGCCGGCGAGGAGATCCCGGCGCTCGAGCACATCGCGTTCCATGTCTGGACCGCGTACAGCCCGCTGGTGACCTGGTCGCGGCTGGTCGAGGAGTTCCTGGAAGCGTACGAGAAGGCGCAGGGCGGCGACATCACCAAGCTCAAGGCCTTCACCAATACGACGCTGGGTGAGGTCTGGGCCCTGGAACAGGAGAAAAGCGACGCCGAGCAACTGAAGGAGCGCGCGGAGCTCTACAAACTCGGCACCGTGCCGATGGGGTGTGTGCGGCTGCTGGCCGGCTGTGACACCCAGGACAACCGGATCGAGGTGACGGTGCGCGGCTACGGGCGCGGATGCGAGAGCTGGAAGGTCGACCATCGCATCTTCTACGGCAACCCGAGCGAGGAGCAGGTGTGGGAGGACGTCGCCGAGTACTTGTTCGAGGCTGACTTCACGCACGCGAGCGGCCAGCTGCTGCGCATCTACGCCTCCGCGATCGACACCGGCGGCCACCACACCCAGGCGGTCTACGCGTTCGTTCACAAGCACGCCGCCCTGGGGCGAAAGATTTTCGCGGTCAAGGGGCGCTCCGGCCGCGAGAAGCACATCAAGGATGGCGTCTCGAAGGTCGACATCGACTGGCGCGGCAAGACCAAGAAGCGCGGCCTGTTCCTGTGGCAGGTCGGTACCAACCTGGCCAAGGACCTGATCTACGGCCGCCTGCAGATCACGAAGCCGGGACCCGGCTACATGCACTTCTCGAAGGAGTCGACGGATGAGTATTTTGCGCAGATGGCAGGCGAGGCTCGGGTGGAGCGAGCTACCGCCGGTGGAAAAGAATCGCGTTGGACGGCGCTGCGCCGGCGATTGGAAGCGTGGGACTGCACGGTCTACGCGGTCTGGCTCGAAACCCACCTGGAGCTGGCCAAGAAACCGGCCAAGTGGTGGGACGCGCTCGAGGCCGAAGTCCAGCCGGCAATCGGAGACCTCTTCAGCCAGCCAACTGCAGCAGCTCCGGAGCCGGTGAGGCCGGCGCCGCCGAGGCAGCAACAGAAACCGCCAGCACCGGCCACGCCGCCGGCGCCGGTACAGAACAGGAGCGCGGGCAACCGATTCGCGTCCGATGATTGGTCCAGTAGAGGATTCAGCTAATGCAAAACGAACACGACATTGTCGGCGCCTTCGTGAGCCTGGTCGGCGCCACGCTCGGCCTCGGGGTTTTTACTCCCGAGAAGCAGCGCATGGTCGACACCATGCTCCGTATGCAGTGGGGCGGGCAGGAGGTCTACGTGAAGAAGCACAACGTCGACCCCGAGGCGCGAGCCTTGGAGATCAAGGCCAAGTACAACGGCCGCAACCGGAAGGAGCTGATGCTTGAGTACAACATCAGCCGCTCGCAGTTCTACAGGTTTATCAAGGGAGATTGATACCTACGCGAGTCTTGCAGTGATGGGACGGCATGGCGGGAAGAATGTACTGGAGCTTTGAGATATGTGGTCAAGGTGACCATGGTAGGAATGGATGGGGGCAACGACGGTACCGGTGAATTACCCGCACAGCGGGGGCTCACGCGCTTGGTGACCGCTCCTGCGTTTCAGGCAAAGTTTCGGGCTTGAAGCGACACGTTGACGCGGGCGGACTTGCGCCATCAACAGTGCAAGAACCCAGGCGCTCACTTGTGCTGGCTTGGCATTGTCCCCAATGAAAAGCAGCATCGCCTCGTCGAGGCTCAAGTGTGCATATTCGGAGGCAATGAGAGATCCATCAAGTTTCCTCCGACGAATCACAAACGGATCATCGAGCATGTCCAGGAGAGCCTGCACGTAGCTGTAACGACCTTCTTCATCGGTGGGGCCGATCGAGAAGGGGAGCAGCACCGGCCGCGTTTCTCCAAACAGATCTAGTTGTGTCGCCATGGTTCTTGTGGTTGCCCTAGTTGTGTTACCTCTTAGGTATGCGTCCTGCACGCATTCCTCAGGTGGGAGGGTGAACCTCCAGGGTGCGGGATAGGTTAGATTGCTTGACTATTTTTTGCTGTTTTCATCGTCATCCTTGCGTGGCGACTTGAAGCATTTGACGGCTATCTGACAGATCGTGTTTATGACGAGTTTTGTCAGTAGGGCTTTGGGGTCCGAGTCGTTTTGTTCCGTTAGCGATCCAATCAGTTCGATGTAAAGTTGAGCGTTGATGAGAGCGTGCACCTTTAAATATTTAACAATATTTCGGGTGCGAGCCGACAGTTCCTGCTTTTGTTGCTTGTGCTGCATGGGCCTCCAATTTATATAAATCGGAGGTTGCTTCCTATCTACGCACGCCGGACACAACAGGACCGGCTGATCCATTCTCACCGAAAGTCGAACCCGCTGCAACGTTGACACTAAAAAGTAATTCGTGTACTTCGCGGAGATAGGTTGTCTCATTTCTCCCTAGAAATGGGACGGCGCGAAAAGTAGTGTTGGGCGCTCAGATTAAGGAGCGTCCAATGACCACATCAGCACAAATGCTTGCCAAGTACCTCGAGGCCGAGCAGGCCGTCCTGGCCGGCAAAACCATCACCTTCCAGGGCCGTTCGATGGGCATGGAAAATCTCCAGGAGATCCGCGCAGGCCGCCGCGAGTGGGAGGCGCGCGTCGCCCAGGAGAACCGCGGTGCCGGCGGCCGTCCGTCGATCGGCGGCATGTCGTATTCCGTGGCCAGGTTCGGGGATTGATGATGAAAGCCGACCCGAAGGTGCACCTCAACTTCGTCGACCAGGCGATCGCATTCTTCTTCCCTGGTGCGGGCGTGCGCCGCCTGGCTGCGCGGAACGTGCTGAGCCACTATGAAGCGGCCAAGCCCTCGCGGCTGCGCAAGGGCCGCAAGGCCAACGGATCGCCGAACGCTGGCCCGCAGATGGGCGCCGTTGGCCTGCGTGGCCTGGCCCGCAACCTCGAGGCGAACCACGACATCGCGCGCGGTGCACTGCGCACCCTGGTGAACAACGTGGTAGGCGC